CACTGCACAGCAGTCTGGGGTAAATTTTTCCCGGCTTTATAGGTGGTCGGCAGTTTCTGGGTTTGGTGCTGCGTACACTCTTCCTACAAGTGCATCGGCGTACAGAGGAATTGCGTTTAGCCCAGACAACTCAGTGTTGCTCACCTCGGTAAACGGCGCGCCAAACATCAGAGCTTTCCAGTGGTCTGACGCCACAGGTGTAGGGACGCAGTACGCCGACCCCGTGACCGCACTTGGGACCGTCCCAAACAGAATAGCGTTTTCTCCCAATGGATCAGCTATCGCCGCCGCCACGCAAGGTGGGGTGTTTATAGCTGCGTATGCGTGGTCCGGCGCAGGTTTTGGCGTGAAGTACGCAAACCCAGCGACGTTGCCCTTATCCATAGGCAACGGGATCGCTTTCAACGGTAGCGGCACTGCCGTTGCCGGGTGCTTCGCTAGCGCCACGCAACCTCTTTCGGTGTATGCGTGGTCTGGCGCAGGCTTCGGTACAAAGTTTGCTGACCCGGCCACAATCCCTACAAGTGGCGCGTCGCAAGTCACATTCTTGAGTAGCACAACATAAGGACCGACCCGTGAACGAAGCGCTTGCCCGCAAAGACATCCTGTCCTCCGCCCTTTCCGCGCGTGAGCAGGAAATCATGCACTACCAGATCAACATCGACAACTACACGCTGGCTCTCGAAGAACTCAGCGCCCTGCCTTCCGACGAGGCAGCGGAACTCTCTGGCTTCCTCGCCCAACTTACCGGCTTGCTCGCTTCTGAACTTTTGGAGCAGAAGAAAGCGAAAATCATGCTAAAGGTTATTCAGCGCCAGCTTGAGTAACGCACCGAAACCGCGAGCAGAAAGGTCTTACAATGTTCGCCAAGATCACAAACGGTGTCGCAGAACGGTTCCCATATTCAGTGGGCGATCTGCGCCGTGACCATCCTAACACCAGCTTCCCGAAGAACATCCCAACAGCGACGATGACTGAGTACGGCATGGTGCCAGTCACGCAGATCGCGGCACCAGAGCACAACCCGTTGACGCACGGCGTCACCTACGGGGCGCTGCCGGTGAACTACAATGGCGCTTGGGTTCTGGTGCCTACAGTCGTGGAGCTACTGCCGGAAGTTATTGCGGCACGCCACGACATCGAAGCTGATCGTGCCCGCACCCAGCGGAACGATCTTCTGGCTGCGACTGATTGGACTGCGCTTTCTGATACTACAATGTCTTTTGAAATGACAATTTACCGTCAAGCCCTGCGCGACATCACCTTGCAACCCGGCTTCCCGCACGACGTGTCGTGGCCCACGAAGCCGGAGTAGCGGATGATGGCAGAAGAACAGCGGTTTGACCGGGTGGAGAGGCACTTGGACAAGCTAGGTGACAAGATTGACGAATTGACCAAGGTCATCACTACGATGGCCCGCATTGAGGAGCGTATGACAACGCTCTTTAAGAAAATGGACGCCTACGAGGTTCGGCACGAAGACTTGGACACGAGGCTCGGAGACATTGAAAAAAGTACGACTAAACGAGGCGTTGTCGATCAAGTCATGGAAAAAGGTTTCTGGGTAGTCATAGGCGGCGGAGTTGCCTACGCCTTCAAAGCCTTCGGAGGATGACATGAGAACTTGGACGCAGCGCAGCCTAGACAACATGAAAGGTCTGCACCCAGACTTGGTCCTCGTGCTGAACCGTGCGCTGCAAACCAGCCCGCACATGTTTGTCGTGACGGAAGGACTGCGAACGCTGGAGCGCCAGAAAGAACTCGTGCGGATCGGTGCCAGCAAAACGCTGAAGAGCAGGCACTTGAAGCAGGCCGACGGCTACGGCCACGCCTTTGACTTCTACGCCTTGGTAGACATCAACAAGGACGGCAAGATTGCGTTTGAGGAAATGGCGAATGTGCGGCTGATGCTCGGCATCGCCGACGCTATCAAGGCCGCTGCGAAGGAAAAGAATGTCGCCCTTACCTACGGCGGTGACTGGCGGAGCTTCAAGGATTATCCCCATTTTGAACTGGACCGGAAAATCTATCCGGGCAACTGAGAGGACACTACATGACACAGGAACAAGTTGGCGGCATCGTCCGCGCTGTCGTGGCTGCGGCAGGCGGCTACTTTGTCGGTCAGGGCTTGGTTGACGCGCAGACCATGATGACCATCGGCGGCGCAGTTACGACACTTGCAGTTGCTGGTTGGTCCGTCTGGAACAAGCGCTCCGCAAAATAATGACGCCGTTGGCTAAACTGCGCGGCTGATGTATTCTGCGCCCAACAGGGAGCCACACCATGCCGCTCATTCCTATCGACTTGAAACCGGGTGTCTACAAGAACGGGACGGCCTACAGCGGCAAGATGCGCTGGGCTGACTCGAATCTTGTGCGCTGGAAAGACGGCGCTATCCGCGTCATCGGTGGCTGGGAGCGGCGAGAAACTAGCGCGAGCACGGACATTCCGGCCCTGTTTTCCGACGCTTCTCTTGAGGCACCGCGCAACATCATCACTTGGACGTCCAACTCTGGCGGGCGCTACATCGTCGTCGGCACAAACAAGAAACTGTACGCCGTCAGTTCTACTGGGGCGATCACCAACATCACCCCCGCTGGCTTCACTGGCGGGGCGCGTAGCTCTGGTCTGTCTGTGGGTTACGGCACCTCGACCTACGGAACCGCCTCTTACGGTACTCCGCGCACCGCCAGCGGGGCGCTGCCGATCCCAGCCGCATCTTGGGCGTTCGCTCTTTGGGGCGAGAACCTGCTGGCGCAGTTCAGGGGCGACGGCAAGGTTTACCAATGGGTTCCTGAAGCAGCCGCCGCCGTCGCTATCTCGACGACGCCAGAAGACATGCAGGACATCATCGTCACAGACGAGCGCATCGTCATGGGCATCGGCGGCACGACCACGCCGCGCCTAATCCAGTGGTCGGCTGCCGAAGACAACACCAACTGGACCCCGGCAGTCACGAACCAAGCTGGCTCGCTGACTTTGGCTGGTATTGGCCCGCTGCTGGCGCTGACGCAGATCGGAAACGAGCTTCTCGTTATCGGCAAGAACGAAGTCTACGCAGGCCGCTACCTCGGACCACCTTACGTCTACGGCTTCGACCGTGTTGGCGATAACAACGGTTTGCTGTCAGCGAACTCGCTCGTGACTACGGCGCGCTTTGCCATGTGGGCCTCTGCCAGAAACTTCTGGCTCTACGACGGCTCGCTTAAGAAGCTGGAATCCAGCCTAATCGACTTTTTCTACGACGACATCAGCGAGACTGAGGGCAGCAAAACCTACGGCATGACGCTACGCGACTTCAACGAAGTCTGGTGGCTGTACCAGTCCAAGAACAGCCTGACTGACGAGCCTGACTCGTATGTCTGCTATGACTACGCCCTCAACCACTGGACCAAGGGCAAGATCGACCGTAGCACCGGCATCGACATGCTCGGCTCCTACACGCCCATGATGGTGTCGTCGAACGGCCAAATCTTCAACCACGAGCTTGCCCACGTCTCTATTCAGACTGGCCCAACCCCGTACTGCGAGACTGGTCCGATTGAGTTGGGACAGGGCGACAACCAAGCCTACATCGACTACCTCTATCCTGACGAGGCTGTCCCAAACGACGTCACACTCACCATCAAGACCCAAGACATGCCGAACCTCAGCCAGAATACTTTCGGTCCCTATGTCATCGCCAGCCCGACCCCAGTCAGGGCGCGTGGTCGCCAATTTGCGCTTCGCTTTGAAGGCAGGGCAGCAGGCTGGAAGATCGGCCTGATGCGCGCGAACATCAAACTCGGTGGCCTTCGTTGAGGCGCGGTTTCATTGTCCCCGTCCCGAACAAGGACAACATGCTGCGCTGGGCGCAGGATGTGCACAATTACCTGCGGGGCGGCGACAACGCAGTAGTAGAACCACAAACCGTTCTGATGCAGCACCAGATTGGCGGCGAAAAAGCCTCTGTAGACGGCCTGCTGATGTGGGATACAAACGGCTACCCTGTCGTCTCCAAGTCAGGATCGTGGCGTCCTATTGTCATTTCTGATGGTCACGCCCTCTTTGGGCAGGACGTTGACATCACGGCTGCGGCTGCCAACACAGCCTACGCGATCCAGTACGACGCTCCTGCCTTTGCCAACGACATCTCTTTGGACCCGACGTTCCCGACCAGAATCGTGTTCTCGGAAGGCGGCCTCTACAACATTAGCTTCACTGCCCAGATCAGTTCGACTAGCTCCGCACAGGTCAACTTTCGCTTTTGGCCCCGCGTCAACGGCGTCGATGCTGCTGGCAGCACGATGGTAGCTACGCTGCACAACAACGGGGCTACTACGGTGGTGTCTAGGTCTACGCTATGGCAGTTTACTGCCGGAAATTATTTACAAGTCATATGGGCCGTTGACGACACGCGCGGGCGATTGAAAGCGCACGCGGCGACAGCGTACGCACCTGTGTCCCCTTCGACGACGCTCTCCATCAGCAGAGTGCAGCCATGACGCTGACTTCTGCAGTCAGGGCGACCTTGGATAAGCTCGACCAGTTTCGCCCAGAACTAGAGGCGGCGATGGAGCACAACGGCGGTACACACACCTTTGACGACCTGACTGCGATGGTTTTGCAGGGGCGTTTGCGGCTCTGGACGACCGAGAATAGTATCGCTTTGACTGAAGTCATTGAGTATCCGCGTCAAAAGCACTATCATGTCTTTGCCGCAGGGGGCGCTCTCGACGAAATCGTAGCCACGATTCCACAAGTCGCGCAGGCAGCCCGTGACGCTGGTTGTTGCAAACTGACCATATCTGGCCGTCCGGGCTGGGTCAGAGCGCTCGCCCAAGATGGCTGGACTAAACAGTTCACCACATGCGTCAGGAGTCTGGAACTATGAGCCTCGGTGGCAAGAA